CTACATAGATACAATACCATTGGATTATTCTTGACAAATGATAACGCAAAGTCGCTGTCAAAATCTTTGACTGCATCTTGTATATTATCATTATCATTTATTGATTTAAAGATAAGCTGTGAGTCTACTGGACATTGTTTGTCTAGTTTACTTTGCATTTCTTTAATATTGTAAACGCAACCATTGTGAGCTCCGACGACATCGCCGACTCTAAATGGGTGTGCGTTTGATTTGACTATTGCTCCATCTGTCGCAAAGCGTGTATGTCCAAGCAATATATACGATTCGTCGTATAATGACTTTACTGCATCGTTATATTCTTTGGTGTCTACAAACTTCTCAGACGGCAATAGTGATTTATATATTCTAGTGCTAGCTCCGACCTTAGCAATACCAGACGAGTGAGAACCACGAGTCTGGCTATCCATTGCTATTTCACGCAACACCTTTCTGACAATTTTATGTTGTCTTCTAGTGTAGGGCGTCGGAGACTTTGCTATTCCATATATACCACACATAGTCTAATCTCCTTTGTTTTGTGTTAAAATCCCTATATCCTGTATAGGCGAATTTTGCGACGAATCACAATCGGTGCGAAAGGAATTACACCCAGACAAACCGACTATTTGTCCATATTGATTTAGACTCGTCGCCATAATCATCTTGTACCTGCTAATGCTAGGTAAAATTTTTCTCTTTGTGATAGTCGCTTTGCTTGATTGCGACTATACTTATAAGGTATTTTATCCATACCAATAAAATTATCATAACGTCTTTTAATAAACCATTTGTTTAATGACGTTTTTATGTCCTGTTTTATATTCTTTGGAACAGGTAAAAATTGCATTCTAGACTTTTTAAAGTCTTTAATATATTCTGCGACTAGTTCATTGTGTCGCTCTATACCACGACCAGACAAACGTCCCTGTCGGTATAAATCTTTGTAGCAATTTATAACGAAGGCACGCTTGTCTTTATAGTCGTTTGGGTGCATTATATTATGCCCTTTGTAATGTCGTAATTCATAAGTCTTACGTCTTCTAAGTCTCGACGTAATCTTGCAATGTCTTGTGTCATTGCGTCTCTCTTATCTTTTACGACTTCGTTGTCTGCATAGAAACTAAAAATCGCCGACTGCAATTCTTTTAATTGTCTATCAATACCTGATATCATTTGCAAATTGCGTCTATGCGTTTTTATCTTGTCTTCTATCATAGTTCAATCTCCTTATCTAGTCTAGCTTTATATATATAAGAAATTGTCTGAAAACTTTTATTGTCTATCATCATACTATCGTCTACAACCTACTTGGCGTCCAGGCTCTACGTGCCTGACGATATAGTTTATGTAATGTCTTCAATGAGTCTTGGACATTGTTTGCGTCTAGAACAATACGTCTTTCTCTTATCTCGTATGTGTCCATAACATTGGACTCGACACGCATGTATGTATCGTCTTTTAGTTGTTGTTCTGCAAACACAGATATAAAGACTATGGCATCATTGAAAGTTATGCCCGTTACTACGTCTGTGTCTCCATTACGACTAGTATCTCTTACGTCGTGATACTCTATTGTCAAGTCTACTTTACGTCTAGCATCCATAACGAGATAGAATGTCATTCCGTCCTTAGGAGCAGGAACGTCTATTTCTCTAGTCCAACGTCTCTTACAACAAGGACATGGTTCACTAATCGTCTTTTTTATTGTTTTCATATTATTTCCTTTCCCCGACGCTACGTCTGAAATCGTCGCTGACTTGGTTGCTATCGGGTCTTTTTTCATATCTGAACTTACAAAATTCTAACGACAATATCCAGAACTCAATTGTCCAGCTTAGTCTATATTGTCGGGGGAACTGAGCTAGACTAGAATTAGTCTAGCTCTTGAGCTCGAGTCTAGCTAGGTATCGCCGACCACTCAGTCGGTCAAGATAAAAAAAGATGTAAAAAGACAAGATAATCCTTGTTTTTCTCATTATTTATCGTCAATTTAGGGGTATGACTAACAAGTTAAAAACAGATGCTTTTGCGAAACTCTTAGCTAAAACAGGGTTAAGCCAAGAACAATTAAAATCCATGGGGATTGAAGTTCTCGAAGCATCTTCAAACGAAGGGCGTATACTTGAGAATGCGTCAAAGGTTTTAGCATCTCAAGAAGACAAAGCGGTACAAAAAGATATGAACCGCCTAGTCGATATCGTAAATAATAAAGACGTGTTAAACGTTGCCGAAGGGAACGAATTAATACGCAAGTACAAAGATGACTTTGTATATTCCAAAAAGAAAACAATTGATGGTGTAAAACAGGATGTCAATTGTTATCCTCGTCTATCTATCAAGATAGAATCAGTAGAAGTGTAATTGCACTTGCCCCCGAACAGGACGTATGAAGAGCCATTCGGGGGTATCTCTAGGGGCTAGGAATCTAGCCCCTAAAATCTTAGAAATCGTCGGGGGTTAGAGCTAGACTGAGGAACGATAGTCTAGCTCTAGAGCTGTTATATTATTTTTTATGTACTAAAAAAAATACCCCAGGGTTGTTAGCCCCAGGGTATCTCTTGTTTATGATAATGATTTGAATCCCATTGCAACACCGTAAACAATGCCAATGGCTAACCATACTAATAATACTGAATCCATTTTATTTCCTTTCGTTGTGGCAGGGGCCGAAGCCCCCGCCGTTATTATTAATCTTCTTCACAAAGAACTTCATGAATAGATTCGCACTGGTCTAAGTCAAACCCTGCCGCCTTCATAAACCTAAGTCTATCAAAGTTTGGGTTATCTTTTTCCATGTACTCAATAAGATGTGCCGCAAATGCTGTGGTACTACCTAACATCCTAATACCATACTTACTATTAGTGTAAGGGTGGAACATCTTAGCTATTGCTTCGTAGTCTTTCTTAGTCATAACCTTTTCCTTTCGTTTCCAATTGTTAAATATCATACCATGAAAGTAGTTCAAATAAACGAGACTTGCAAGTAAATAATGCAAAAAAATAAAAAAAGTTGTCCTCTAAGAAATAAAAAAAATTAACATATATAACAGAAAACCAAATTTTCAACATAATTTACAATTTCCAATCTACAAAAAGACCCGACGGCTTTATGGAAACAAAAGCCACACACAAAATCCTGCGATTTTTTCAACAAAGTTGGAATTTTTGGGGTAAAACTGGTGAGGTGGTAAAAAACGACGACTAGAATAATTTTGGAAAAAATTTTCGATTGGACCCTCTCTAGAACACCGAGCATTATGTAGGAAATAGATTTAATACTCTTTATATCATCAGAGCAACGAGCATTAGTGTTTTTTTTCGTCCTTCGGACTGTTAAAGTTACCCTGTTTGTCTTATTTGAGTCAAGTATTTTTGTATATATATCGATTTATAGAGCATTAGAATCTAGAACATTACCACGTCGTGCGATTTTTTTAAAAAATATTTGACTTGTGTAGGAATTTTTACTTAATTTGCATACACAATTAATTAATATGGGAGTATTATGAGTAAGAAACAACAAAAAAAAGCTATGGAATTAACTATTGGTGGTCATTTGTACAAGATAGTAGAAATACCACTAAAACATGAAGATGAAAGTAAAGAATTGTATGGTAGACATATGGTAAAAGACAATATCATACTTATTAATACTGATATACATCAATCTAGAAAAGAAGAAACGCTAGTACATGAGGTATTACACGCTATATTCTACAATTATGGGTTAGAACACAAAGAAAACCTTATTGATGCTATATCAAACGGATTATTTCAACTAGGAATAGGAGACTATCTATGGAAGATATCAAAAAAGCAATCTTAAAATTCAAAAGTCTAGGTAGAACTGACATTGTGCAGAAATTACAGCAAGAACTAGATGAATTAGAAAAAATACGTCAAAACCTTAACTGGGATAAATTAATACGTGAATTAGAAAATGTAAAAGATAAGGAGGATTTTCCAGATGAACCAGAAAACTAGTACAGCAGAAGACGTAGTATCATACATAAAAGACAATTACCCTTCTACAGAAAAAGAATTTCAAGCTCTTTTAAATAAAATGTACCTAACATTTTGTAAAAAACAGTTTGATTACGGTCCTGGCAATATTGCTATGGGTACCACGTTAAAAAACGAAAAAGAAGTCAATACAGCCTTATTTGGTATAATTGTAAGGCTTAATGATAAGATAAACAGACTAATCAACTTGTCAACAAATCATAATATGAAAGCAAAGAATGAACCAATAGACGATGCTTTTATGGATATTGCAGTATATGCAGTAATGGCAATGATAGTCAAACAAAACAAATGGGGTAAATAATGCCTGGAGTAAAATGGACAGAAGATGAAATCAGAATTATAGACCAGTATGAACGTACTGCTAAGTCTGCTTTCACTCTGTATCAAGAAATACGTATTGCTGGATATAATAGAACATATAAAGCAGTATCTCGTAAAATAGAATCCTTAGGATTAAGAAAACCTACCAGATATACAACTGGACATGAGATGACTATCGGATACCTAGATATTGAATCCACTGGATTTAGTGCTAATATTGATGTTATGTTGTCTTGGTGTATTAAAGGTAGAGGTGACAAAAACGTTGCTGGAGCTAAAATTACAAGAGAAGAGCTAATGTCAGATAAGCAAGATGCTCGAATTGTAGAGCTTTTAGTAGAAGAAATGAATAAATATGATGTAATATTTACATACTATGGTACTCGTTTTGATATTCCGTTTATTAGAACAAGAGCACTATATCATAAAACATTCTTCCCACTATACAAACAAAAGTCACATAAAGACCTGTATTATGTAGTAAAATCTAAATTAAAGCTACATCGCTCATCATTAATGGCAGCTACAGAGTTTTTTGGTATTGCTGGTAAAACAAGAGTAAAACCAGAAATGTGGCAAAAAGCTAGATGGGGCGATGAAAAAGCAATGAAATACGTTTATGACCACAATGTAGCAGATGTAGTCATATTAGAAAAGCTACATCGTAAATTAGAAGAATATGCACCACCGCAGGTAAATCCATTATAATAGGAGGAAATATGGCTAAAAAAGAAGAAAAGCTAACAATAATGAGTGATGGTAAGGAAATCGAGTTCTTATATTCTGATTTAACAGAAGAAGCACAAGCTCAGTACAATAGGGCTAATGAACTTGCTGGTCAATTAATGAGATTAGACCAACAAGCTAATGAATTACGATTCCTTGCTAATAACTATATTCGCTTCGTTATCGATGAACTTGAAAAAGATGTTGACGATAAAGAGGAAAAATAGTTAAATTATGAGAGAACGTACTGTAAAGGGAGTTACTCATTATTTGTATGATGACGTCGACGAGTTTAGAAAGTATCACGAAAGTGTTTCTTTGTCAACAGATTGGCGTCATTCAAATACAGGTGATTGGGTAGTTACTGATGATGGTCAAGTATGTGAAGTTCTACATCTAGGTGTTTTAAAAAAACACGATAGAAAAAAAGAGACTACATTTATTAGAACTATTATGGGTTCTTTTATCTGTAGTCCTAAAGTTAGAATGGAAGGAAATATGAAAACCAATATGCATACGTTCTCTACAGAGGGTAAATCGCCTTCTGTTAGAAAAAGAGAAAGAAAACATGCAACAGATAAAGAGTTTTTGTTTGGTAAGTATGTAGCAAAAGGAGATGACGTTGTACAAGCTTATATGAAAGCATTTCCTAGTAACAATGAAAAATATGCTAAGTCTCAAGCAAAACTATTACTAAAAACCGATAGGGTGAAAAGATTGATTAGAGAAGAAATAGATAAATACTTGAATGAAGCTGAGATTACTCCTACGTACTTATTAGAAGAAATGAGGAACATTATAGATAAAGGAGGTTCTTCAGACAGAGATAAGATTACAGCAATAACAACTTTAATGAAAATATCTGGAATGATGGATACAGAAAAGACTACAGAGTCAGTTACATTGTTCCAAGGTTTTACAAAGGAGCAACTAAATGCAATTCAAGGGTCCCAACACAAAAAATTGGCGGAAGTTAAAGTTAATAACGAAAAGTAAACGTTGTTACATATGTCATTATAGATTGAGTAAAACTGGAGTATTCTTGTATAGCAAGGAGAAACGAGACACTACTCACGTAAAATGTTTTAATTGTTTAACGGTATATAATACTTCTTTTGGTATTACAGATGTAGGTATACCTAGAGAAGTAGGTCATTCATGAGATTAGCAGTTTACGGAACATTAAGAAGAGGATTTGAAGATACTGGTAAAGTAAAAGGATTTAGCCTTGTATTTCCAGGAACTAAATCTTTTCCAGCTTTAATTAAAAACGAAAAAGGAAAAGGTGCGGTTGTAGAAGTTTTTAATGTTACTAAAGAAGAACTAAATATGTACGATATGTATGAATCTACAAAAGATGGTTTGTATATTAGAACAACAGCTAATGTTATATTAGATGATACAAAAGAAAAAGAAAAATGTTGGATATATGTAGCTGGACCTTTACTATGGCAAAGTTCTAGTATGTTTACAGAAGTTCCCGACGGTGATTGGCTTTCACCTAAAACAATGGTTATGATGGACAGATTTTATGAAAAAGAATACGAAGAAGCCAGAAAATTTTAATATTATACCACCTGACTTATCTGCAAAAGAACAAGCATTAGAGTTGGCAAAAAAAGATATTGTAACTTTTGGTCAAATGTTTCTACCAGAAGATTTTATGAAGTCAACTCCTGCTCCTTATCAGTATGAGTTAAGTGAAATACTTTTAGGAAAAGATAAAAGAGTTTGTATTATATTGCCTAGAGGTCACGCAAAATCAACTTTAGCTAAAACAGCGTTACTTCATCAATTGTATTTTTCTCCACCAGAAAAAAAACAATTTATAGCTTGGGTTTCTGAGGAACAATCACAGGCTATTGACCATATTAAATATATGCAAAACCATATAGATATTAATCCTGCATTACAATATTATTTTGGAGATTTAAAAGGTAGTAAATGGACAGAAAAAGAATTTACCACTGCTAGAGGAGATAGAATTATTGCAAAGGGTACATCTCAAAGATTGCGTGGTAGGTCTCAGCTAGGATTAAGATATACAAATATTATACTTGATGACTTTGAGTCAGAATTAAATACTAAAACACCAGAAAGAAGAAAAGAGATTAAAGAATGGGTAATGTCAACAGTAGAGCCCGCTTTGGAAAACTCCAAAGAAAACGAAGGGTCAATATGGCTTATTGGTACGATAGTCCATTACGATTCATTCCTACAAGGAGTGTACGATGGGTATGTACAAGCACAAAAAGAAGATAGAAAATCTGCTTGGAATGTACTTTATAAAAAGGCTATAGTAGACGATGTTCCTCTATGGCCTAGCTATTTTTCAAAAAAAAAGCTTATAGACATTAAAAGAAGGTTTACTGAAATGGGCTTAGTTCATAAGTTTGCCCAAGAATATCTAAATGAAGCAAGAGATTTAGAAACTGCTAAATTTCATATCGATAGAATTAATTATTACAGAGGAAACCTAGTAGAAAGAAATGGGTTTAACTATATGATGGTAGATGAGTCTGCTATACCTGTAAATGTTTATATGGGAGTAGACTTAGCATATGAAGCAAATGCAAGAAGCGACTACCAAGTAATTATGGTTATTGCAATTGATAGTGATAGAAATATATATGTTGTTGATTACTATAGAGAACATTCTCCTTTGTATGATATGCCTAAGACTATTGTTGATATGGCTAAGAAATATTATCCTGTTAGAAGAGTTAATGTTGAAAAGGTTGGTGCTCAAGGATTAATAAAAGATTATGTAAACCAGCTTATTGGTAAAGATAGAAAACTAGCACCTGGACTATCTCAAGGTGTAAGACCTCCAGCTGGTATCAAAAAAGAAGATAGGTTAGAAGCATTGCTCTGTCCTATTGTAAATCGAAGAAAGATGTTTGTCAAGAAAGAACACGCAAACTTAATAGATGAAATGTTTGAATTTCCAAAAGGTAGAAATGATGACCTTCTTGACGGACTTTGGTATGCTGTCACTACAGCAAAGCCTCCCAAAAGTTCTGCAATCGACGCAAACAAGTTAGAAGACAAAATATCTAAAATAGAAGAAGGAAGGTCTAAAAGAGTCATAAACTGGATTACTGGTCAAAAAATATAAATTTTACTTGACTTCAATGCATATTTTTATTTATTTTTAGACTAAAAACTAAATTGGGAGTTTATTCCTTCCTCT